GCAGAAAGAATCAGAGAAATAAAATCATTATATGTTATTGATAGATGGGACTTAGATATAAACTCAGGTGATGTTATATCAGATTTATCATCACCTGATTTTGGCACTCCAAAATTTTATAATTATGTTTCTGCCAGTGGAGGTTTTATTAAGATACATAAATCAAGAGTTATTCGGTTTGATGGTGAGAAGCTTCCAAGCAGATTATTTGTTAAAAATGGATACTGGCATGATTCGATATATCAAAAATTAAGTGAAGCTATAAGAAATTATTCAACAGGCCATGGAAATCTAGCAACTATATTACAAGAGGTTAATCAACCTGTTTTTAAGATAGACGGTTTACACGATGCTATTGCCCAAGACGAAGATGATTTGGTTTTAAAAAGGCTACAAATAGTTAACAATCTTAGGTCAACATTAAGGGCTGTTTGTTTAGATAAAGAAGATGATTTTAGTTTTATGCAGACCGCACTGGGTGGGGTTAGTGACTTGATGCGAATAATAACCAATAGGTTAGTATCTGCTAGTGACATACCGCACACAAGGTTACTAGGTGAAAGTCCGGGTGCTTCATTGGGTGAGCAAGGAAAGTCTGAAAAGATAGATTACTTTGATTCTGTTAAAATATTACAGGAATCAGAACTTAGAGATCCTATAAATAAAATAAAAGAAATAATACTGAACCAAGTAGACAAGAAAGTATCTATACCAGAAGAAATAACATTTTCCTTTAATCCTTTATATCAACAGGACCAAAAAGGCATCATAGAAACAAGAAAAATACAAGCTGACATAGATAATATATACATGACTCAAGGTGTTTATGATGCTGTTGAAGTAGCAGAAAATAGATTCGGTGCAACAGAATACTCTTATGAGACAAATATTGAAATCAAAGAAGATATTTTGGTTGATCCAAAAGAAGCTGGTTTTGGTTTGAGTGATCCTAATCAAGATCCAGAAACACAGGAAGAAAATGATAAGTGAAAGAAACTTTTTAATTGAAGCGATAAAACAAAGTGATAACGATAGAGTAGAAACAGAATGTATCTGCCTATCTGTTTTGTTAAAGGTCAAAAAAAATGGCTGTAAGAAAAAAGAAGAACAAGTTTCTAAGGAAGAAAAAAAGAATAAGAAGAGATAATAAGAGGTTTATTAAATACGAAAGGATGATAGAAAGATTATCCAGAAACATGATAAATGATTTATTATCTCAGATAAAAAGTAAGGTTATGCCTAAAATTAAAGACCTTGCTAAAATAGAAAATGATAGAGAAAAACAGGAAGCAGTAATCAAGACTGATTCTGATGGAATGAACTTACACAACTTAATTAAATTAATTGAATCACAATTTTTAGGTAAATACAGCTACAGGTATATAGAAGATAACTTAAATAAAATATTTAAAGGTCTTGACGAAGAGGCAGAGAAAGAAGCGATAAGAGAACTTGGTATTCAGAATATAATTTTAGTACCTACCTTAAAGACTAAAGAAACAATATCAAAGGCTGTTGAGAACACGACTAGTTATATCGATAACTTAAACAGGTCAACTATAGAAAATATTAACCAAGAAATTAACAAAGGTGTTATTGAGGGTATAAGGTGGGAAACAGTAGCCGAAAACCTGATAAAAAATATAGGAATGAGTAAGAACAGAGCTGCTTTTATTTCTAGGAACACCGTGATGGAAACACTTGGCACTTTAAATAAAGAGCGACAAATTTCTAGTGGTGTAGAGCTATACAGGTGGCAGACATCTAATGATGAGAGGGTTAGAGACACACATGTTGATTTAGATGGTCTTGTTTTTAGTTGGTCAGGTACTGTTGAAGTTGATGGAAAGATATACAATGAAGCAGTAGATCCAAGTTTTAGTTCAAGTGGTACTAGACCAGGACAACCTTGGAATTGTCGTTGTGTTGCGATACCTTTTTATCCAGAACTAGATGAAGAATAAACAGGATTTAATTATATGATTCAGATAAATAATGATAAATATTTAGACTGTGATGAAATATCAGACCTTTTAGGAATATGTAAGGGCACAATACTCAATTGGGTTAGTGCCGACAAAATACCTTCGATCAAGTTAGGTAAAAAAAGAATATTCCATCTAGATACAATCAACGATTGGCTACAATCAAACATTAATCAGTCATAAAAATTTACATGACTAAATTATTAGGTTAATATCTAACTATGTATAAACAGGATGATTAAGTATGATTAATATAGATTATGTAAACATCAACCAAGATGAACTTCCGTTACAGCCGTCTGGTTTTTTAAATATAAAAGCGAACCTCACTAGGACTGGTGTTTTTGTTTATATGGATAAAGATCCAAATGGACAAGTTAAGGTGGTTAGGCAGCTAAGGCATCCAGATGAGGTCTTTTCAGAAAATTCTATGGCTTCAATGATGGGTTTACCTGTCACTAACTTACATCCGAGCGAACTTGTTAATACTGATAACGCTAAAGAACTTTTGATAGGCATGACAAGTGACAAGCCTGAGAAAGTAAATATAGAAAACGATCCAGAATCTTATGTTCAACAGCAGGTTACTTTTCATGATAATGAATCTATAAATCAAATTAAAGATGGTTCACGTAGGGAGCTATCATTAGGATATACTTGCGAACTGGAAAAAACACCTGGGACATGGAACGGTATTGCATACGATGCGATCCAAAGAAATATAGAATACAATCATTTAAGTTTAGTAGATAGAGCTCGTGGCGGTGCTCAATGCAAAGTTTTATTAGACAATCAGGATATACCCATCCAATGTGATGGATTTTTTATAACAGAAAACAAAGGGGACGTGATGAAAAGTTTCATTGCCGATGGGAAGGCTCTAAAGGTAGATGAGGATGTTTTTGATGTTCTAGAAAAAATGGAGGGTTCTATTAATGAACTCAAAACTAACCTAGACCAAAAACAAAAAGACAATGATACCATGCAGGCTGAACTTGATTCTTTAAAATCAAAAGTTGATTTAAATAAAGACGAAGAAGAAGCTGCTGAACAGAAAAGGGCTTTTGACGAAGCTGTTTCTGTTAGAGTTGATTTGGAAACAAAAGCAAAAAATGTATTAGATGATGCTGATGTTTCTTCTTTATCTGACCGTGAGATAAAAGAGAAAGTGATTAAACATACAAATACAAATTTAGATGTTAATCTAGATTCAAAATCAGATGATTATATCAGTGCAAGTTTTGATATATCGCTTAAAAACTATAAGAAACCGATGGAAGAAAAAACATTAGGCGATTCAATTGCTACTAAACAAGAAGCAAGTGATGCTAATGGTTACGCTGAGGCTCGAAAGAAGGCTTGGGAACGTGATCAAAACCTATGGAAGTCAAAATAATATTTAATTTTTTAATATAATAAAACAAAGAGGTATAACAATGAGTGCTCAAACATCTTATAGCGAAACTCCTGCTCATGGATTTGTTGGTATGATTGCAGAACCCTATAGTCTAAAACAAGTTGATTCTGGTTTGGTTGAAACCGCTGCTGGTATCGGCTTAGGTAAAGCTTTAAAAGCTGGAACAGCTGCTGGACAATTTGATTTATGTGCTGCTGATGATGCTGTTTTGGGTCTATCTGTTTTTGATGGTTCTAAAGAAACTCCAGCAAATGGTACCTTTCTTTATGCTCAAAAAGATCAACTTCCAGTTTTAACTAAAGGCCGATGTTGGGCTACTGCTAACGCTGCTGTTGCTATTGACGCTGCTGTTGCTTTTGATCCTGCTACAGGAAAAGTTGGTGCTGTTTCAGGTGGTGTAACTACTCTAGCTTTTGGTAAAGCTGTAACTAAATCAGCGGCTGATGGTGACCTTATCGTTGTTGAAGTTAGTTTCTAAATAAACTTTTTTGAAAATAAATAAATATTTAAATGGAGCTATATAATGACTGACAAATACACAAATCTTGACGTAGCAGAAAGTATCTTTTTCGAAAAAGAGCTTGAGGCTGTTAAAGCAAAAAGTTACGACGTCCAATATCCGGCATTAAAAGCTAGGTCTATCTTTCCTTTAGATTCAATTACCGATAGCGGTGCTTCAACTGTGACATACCAAAGTTACGACCATATTGGTATGGCAAAGTTGTGCGCTAACTATGCGATGGATCTTCCTAACGTAGAAATTTCTGCAAAGGAAACCACACGAAAAGTTTATGGTGGTGCGGTTTCTTTTAGCTATAGTATCCAAGATATTCGTGCTGCTGCCATGGCTGGTAAACCATTGGAAGCACGAAAAGCTGAAGCTGCTAGACGACAACTGCTTCAACTAGAAAACAAATTAGCTTTTGATGGTGACTCTTCAACTGATATCCCATCATTTATTACCAATGCTAATTTTAATCAGATTACACCGGTTGATGGCGCAGCAGGTACGACAACATGGAGCACAAAAACCGCTGATGAAATTTTAGCAGATGTGCAGCAAATGGCTTCTACGATTCGTTCAGTATCAAAAGGCGTAGAAATGCCTGATACTTTGTTACTACCAGAATCCCAGTATGCTTTAATTGCATCAACTCCAAGAGGGTCAAGTTCAGATACAACTATTCTTGAGTTCCTTTTAGCTTCTAACCCATGGGTTCAGGAAGTTATTCCTGTTTACAATCTAGCTGGTAAAGCACCTGTTAGTGCTGCTTATGATTCAGAAGATGTTGCTATTCTTTTTAACAAGAGCCCAGAAAAACTTTGGTTAGAAACTCCTCAAGATGTGGAGCTATTTAGCCCACAAAGTAAAGGACTTTCTTTTGAAGTGCCTGGTCACATTAGAACAGCAGGTGTAATTGTGGCTTATCCGAAGTCTGTAGCAACCTATTATGGTATTTAATTTTTAGCAAAGGATTTTTAAATGTTAGTTGAGAACCATCAACCCAATAGTCGATCAATTGGAAATATTTTTCTTATACCGGGTGTTAATAAACTGGATAAGAAAAATTGGGATAAACAGGTAAAGGCTGGTTATAAAAAAGCTGTTGACGGATTAATCCAAGATGGAATTTTGTCTATCAGGGATGAATCTAAAGTAACTGTTTCTTTAGTAGCTAAGACTTATGATGTTACGATCCTTGAAGAATGGTTGACTACTGCTAAAGGACCTCTTAAAGGTGCAATTAAAAGACAGATTGACCTTATGACTAGCGAAGAAAATACAGAAAAGGATTAAATTCATGGCAATAGCTGATGTAACTTCAACCTATTTAAATACTTTGTCCAACTCAAAGTATACGACAAGAAGTGGTAATGCAGCAGAATTAAGTGCTTTAAAAAGTATGTATTCTGTTTATCTGAATCAGTCGGTAGGTATAGTGCCTGACAAAAAGTTTACACACGGTTTAGCACTATTGATTTTGCATCATTATTCCATGGACGATACCGCTTCCCCCGATGCTGGGGGGAGCGATGAGCTAACCGGGTCAGTTACAAGTGAATCCGTTGGTAATGTCTCAAAGGGCTATAGCGGTTCACCTGTTTCTGGTTCAGTCCAAGGATGGAAGGCCTGGTTAGCTTTATCACGATGGGGGATTGAGTTTTTATATTTAATGAGAACATTTAAATCCCCACCATTAGTAACTTGATGAGGGTTTTATGGCGGCTTTTAATGGATCATTTATAGAGACTATAAAGCTTTTTACAAGAGCCTCTGACAGTTACGTCAATGGCAGGTTAGTAAAAGGTGCCGAAGTACAAACCAATATTATGGCATCGGTTCAACCTGTTTCTGGTTCAGATAGACAATTATTGCCAGATGGTTTTCGAGGTAAAGAGGTTTACACTGTCTTTACAGAAACAAACAATATTCAGTTTATCCAAACCAATACAGCTATAATAGTTGACAGTGCAGAAATAGAATACAAATCAAAAAGGTATTCAATTCTTTCAATGGAAAAATGGGAATACTTAATACCGCACCACAAGATAACGATGGTGGCAAAGTAATGGCTGACAAAGTTTTAAAAACAAATAGAAAACTTGAAAAGCTATTAAATGACCTTATTAATTCAGACGATGAGGTATACATAGGTATTTTAAGTGAGTCATTTAATGATTCTAAACAATTTTATGATGAGAACGGCTTAATATCTTCGGAAGAAGAGACGCTTGGAGAAATAGCATATATTCATGAGTTTGGAAAAGGAAGAATACCCGAAAGATCTTTTTTAAGGTCAACGTGGGACAAAGAGAAAAATGATATAGACTTGACCGTTCAAGCACTAGCAAAACGACAAATTAAAAAAGATAATTATAAAATAGAAACACTATTAGATTCAGTTGGTGTTTTTATGGTCGGAAAAGTAAAGCAAACTTTTAGAAACAACAATTGGCCTCCATTAGCCGATCCTACGAGAGGCGGTAGAAATAAAGATGGTCTATCTACTCCATTGATAGATACAGGTCAATTAATTAACTCAATAGACTATAAAATAATAAAGGATAAATCAAAATGACAGTATCCTTTACAAGCGTTCAAGACAGTTTTAGGACTGCTGTTTTATCAGCAGGTACTAATACTAATGTTATTTTCTTTTTTCCTAACGGTCCCCAGCCACAGCTTCCATTTACAACAATAAGAACATTATCTATAGGGCGTGAGGTTAATGACTGGGATGTTTTTGATAAGGCAGATAACAAAAATAAAATATATGGTTTTAGGGATGTTAGTTTTTCGATTAATACTTATGGCCAAAATGCTTTACATGAAGCAAGTATTCTCCAAGGAAACTTAAAAAAACAATCAATAAGTGAAGCACTAAGATCAACAGTGTCAATGTGTATAAGACAATTATCAGGTATAAATGATCTTACTCTATTAGTTGATGCTGAGTTTCAAGAAAGAGCATCATTTGATGTTTTTCTAAATGTTAATATTGAGGATGGAACAACGGAAGAAGATCTTGGTTATTTTAATGCTGTTGATCCTGTAATATGGACAAATAAACCTACTACTTAATAAACTTTATGGAGTGTATAATTATGCCACAAATAACCGACGTAGTTGATGTAACTATTAATGTTCAATCGAGCGGTATTTCAAGACAAGGTTTTAATAGCCTTTTAGTTGTAGGTTCTTCTTCTGATTTTGGTGCTGGGTTTTCAGAGCATACTGTCAGAAAATATACTACTTATTCTTCGGTAGGTGATGATACCGATATCGTATCTGGTGATTTAAAAAATGCATTACAGGTAGCTTTTGCACAATCCCCTGCTGTTCCTAGCGTGTATGTATCAAGAATAGATACAGCAGCGGTTGCCGAAGTAAGGAAACTAACTTTTGATGTTGACTTTAATGCTGGTAACTCAATCGTCGTGACTTTAGATGGTTCTGCTTTAAGTGCCGATGCTTTTAATACTGACCAAGCGACAACGATAGCTGATGTTGCTTCAAAAATAACCGCACAAGCCGATTACACTGCAACAGTTACAGCAGCTAAAGAAATTACTATAACAAAGGGCACCGCAGGTACTGCTTTTACTATAACAGCAGCAATAACTGGAGGTAGTGCAGTAACAGCTACACCTAGTGTAGTAACACCAGCGCAAGCTAATGGTATTAGCTCCTCAGACTTAAGTGCTATTGCAGCTAACAACAATGATTGGTTTGGATATACTCACGTGTGGAAGGATGCTGCTAGTGCGGTAACAGCCGCAGCTTTTTGCGCTGCTAATAAAAAGTATGGTTTTTTTAGACAAAATGATTTTGTAAATCAAAACTTAAACACTCACTATGCTAGTTCTTGGTATACAGATACCGCTACTAATACAGGTGTTGCTGAATTTTTAGATGTTGCAGTAGCATCAAGGTTACTGTCTCAAACACCAGGTAGCTATACAGCCGCTTTTAAATCATTAGAATTGGCGGGTACTACTAATGTATCGACTACGAATGAAGTAACTTTAAGATCAATAAACGCTAACCAATATTCGAGCGTAGCAGGTAAAGACATTACTTATAATGGAAAAACGGCAAAAGGTGGTTTTATCGACCTTTACATCGGAGTTATCTATTTAGAAAGTAGAATACAGGAAGATGTTTTTGCCCAATTATCTGCTGTTGAAAAAATACCTTATACTAACGCTGGCGTAAACTTAATCGTTAGTTCAATACAAGGTAGATTGAATCAGTCAGTTGACGAGGGATTTTTGTCTAGTGACCCAGCACCAAAAACATCAGCACCATTAGTTGGTTCTATATCTGCAACAGATAAAAGTAATAGGCTTTTACCTAATGTAACTTTTGAAGCTATTACCAGCGGAGCAATACACACTATTAAAATTACAGGTACAATTGTAGCTTAACAAAAAATTTAATAAACTATATATATGAGGTATGTCGATATGGGTTTAAAAAGTTTTGATCCGAAGGAAGTATCTGTTATTTTTGGCGAGGTCATTCTTAAAGGTTTTTCCGATGAGATGATTTCAGTATCAAGAGACAATAGCGCCTGGGAGATGGTTGTGGGTGCAGATGGAGAAGCGACAAGAGTAAAGCAAAATGATAGATCGGGCACTATATCTATTACTTTACAACAGTCTAGCCCAAGCAATGACCAGTTATCAGGTATTGCAGCCTCCGACGAATTATCAAACTTAGGTTTAAGACCTTTTTTCTTAAAAGATAATTTAGGAACAACCTTGTATAGTGCTGCCTCTGCTTATATTGAAAAGGTTCCCGATGCTTCCTTTGGGAAATCACAATCTGATAGGACGTGGGTTTTAAAAACAGATAATTTATTAGCCTTTTTAGGCAGTAACTAAAAAATAAAGGTAGATTAACAATGCATAAAGTTGTCATAGATGAAAAGACAGTATCTATATCTAGGTTTGGAGCTAGGGAGGGATGGAAACTGGTTAGAAAACTAACCTCACTTTTTGCACCTGCTTTAGCTGAATTAACTGATGATAACTATAGCGGTGCTATAGAAAAAGTTATGTCTAAATTACCCGAAGACGACTTTATGGATTTATTAGACCAATTAACTAGCTGTTGCTTAGTTGATGATGCCAAATACTCTGAAAAATATTTATCAGATTATATGTTTACTATGAAAGTTATCAAGGCCGTGATGGAACATAATTTTAGTGATTTTTTTTCTCCGATCAAAAAAGCAATGGCAGGTTTAGGAAGCGATTAAAAGACATTGATGATGATTATGGAATAAAAGAAACTAAAGTTGATTTGTTTTTGTGGAGGCCAGTTATTGCTGGCCTTTGCAGTATTACCGAATTAAACAGCATGACTTTTATAGACCTAATGGACGCTCACGAAGTTTTAGATATAAAAGACCATGTTGAAAATATTGAGATGAAAAGGAATCGTTTAAATGGCCAATAACATTCTTAGAGAAATGGTTGTCAAAGTTGGCCTTAAAGGTGACAAGAAAGCCAAAAGCGATCTTAAAGGCTTTAGAAAATTAATAAAAGGGATGGTTGGCGATATAAAAGTATTTAAAGCTAACCTCTCCGCAATGGCTACTGCTAAAGCATTTTCTTTGATTGGTGATGGGTTAAGGTCATTAACAAGGGAAACCAAACAATTATTTATTGAATCATCTAACCTAGCAGCCGTTCAGGAAGATTCAGAAAATAGATTAAGATCGGCACTAGAAACAGCAGGTGATTTTAATCAACAAGATTTTAGTGGGTTAAAAAAGTATGCTTCGGCTTTACAAAAAGTATCGACGACAGGTGATGAGACAATATTATCTGGTATGGCTTTAATAAAAAGTTTTGGCGCTACTAATGACCAGATAAAATTAGTTACTGAGGCATCTTTAAACTATGCATCGGCACAAGGTAAAAGTTTTGAAGAAGCTGTTAGGCAAGTATCAAAAACTCTAGGCGGGTATGCTGGTGAGTTGGGCGAAATGTCTGTAGAAATAAAAAACTTAACAGCAGAAGAATTAAAAGCCGGAAAAGCGGCCGAAGTATTAAATAATTTGTATGGTGGTATCGCACAAAGGAACATTAAGTCTTTTAGTGGGCAAGTAAAGCAACTAGGAAACATCATTGGTGATTCTTTTGAACAGATAGGCGGTCCATTAAACAAAGCGATTTTACCGTTTGTAGCAAGGCTAAAAAATGATTTAGACGCTTTAGCTCCTACCTTTAGAATGTTAGGTGTGCGGTTAGCAGGTGCTTTTAATGTCGTTGCAAGATTATTCGGTGAGCTAGGTGGAAGAAACTTTCTAAAAAATATAATCGATAACATAGGTATGTTGATTGAAGACCTAGCTTTAATCTTTGAAGATATAGTTATGTTTTTCTCCGACAAAGAATCAGCTTTAGCTCGAAGTTTAGGTATTAAAGCTGGTAATATAGGTGAAGCTATAGGCAAAGGTTTAGCTATCGCAATACCTCAAGCTACTATAGCAGGAATAAAAATGATGGGCCCAATGTTAGGAGGTTTTGCATCAGAACTTTTATTGCCGCAAAAAGCAAGGGATAAAGCTAGTGATGTTTCCAATGGTTTATCTGACTTTACAACAGGTAACTTTGATTTTATGGAGACGCTAAGAGATACATTAAGACTTTTTAAAGCTGTTCATCCTATGTATAGGCATATACCTGATGTTAAAAATTATTATAACATTAACCAAGAAAACAGTATCAACACTCCACAAACAGCTAGTGCGCTAAATAATGAATTAAGTAATGCGTTTTCTTCTTTTAGTGCAGCACCTACAGACTGAGGTCATTAAATGAGTTTTTTATCAAGAGTAGCTGACAGTCTTTTCGGTAAGCAACCTTTTAAGCTTTTAGAAATAGGTCAAAGTGATTCTGGCGGTTTTTTAAATATGTTTTTGCCTAGCGCTATGTTTGAAGCCGATGCTGTTATTAGCGAAGGCTATAGCAAAAATGCAACGGTGACAACATATCCAGTGGAGAAGGGTAGTCCTATATCAGAGCATGCTATGACTAACTCTTTCTCTATAAACATATCTGGCGTTACCTCCGATGCTAGTATGAGTTATTTTTATACGATTGAAGCAGCTAGTAGCTCAACTTTAGGTCAGATTTTTGGAGCAACATCTAAAAGTCAAAAAACTTGGGACATCTTAAATAAATGGATGGATGAGGGAACACCTTTAAGACTTGAAATGAAGTTCGCCAAAGATGGATTTAAAGATACTGATGGTTCTATTATTCCATTTGTTATTGAATCACTGTCAGTACCAAGGGATAAAAACACAGGTTCATCAATCAGGTATACCATGTCGTTAAGGCAAGTAAAGCTGGTGACTATAGGAGCTCCATTGTTGCTAGGTCCTTTAGGGATAGGAAGTATAGTAGACAAAGGATCTCAATCCTTGCTTAATAATAATAAGAGCGGTGCGGTTGATGCGCTTGGATCGGTATCAAGGACTAGAGATTCATTAGCTAGTGGTGGAACCTTATCAATATTAAAAAATGTATATCCATAAAGCAGGTAAAAAATGGCATCTACAAAAGAACTACAAATAGTTAATCAAGGGCCTAGCTCCTACCAATTTTCTTCAAACTTAGACGGCATTAACATTTATCTTTTGTTTAATTATAATAGACGTAATGATACTTGGTATCTTGACCTACTTGATTCACAGTTAGATAATTTATTAACAGGTATACCCTGTTTATCTAATGTTGATCAATTAGCTTCACGTTTTTCTTTAGATAATGTTTTCATCTTAGGTGATATAATAATAGCAGATAGCTCAACAGATAAGGATGATCCTTCATACGAAAATTTTGGTGATTATGTTTCGGCCTTTTATACGAGTATAGCACAATGACTTCTTATAAACGTGAATACGAATTAACTTTTGTTCCAACAATGGATGATACATCCAATGTTTTGGCTGGTATTATAGAGCAAAGTAATAGCGTGGTCTTTAGTCAAACGGCTAAAAGAGTTGGTTTGATGATTGATTTTAATATTACAAAATCAGAAACAAAAGGTGAAAACGTCGGGATTATAGGAATAACTAACCCATCAAAAGATACAATCGCATCACTTCAAAAAGATGGAGTTGTAACCTTAAAGGTAGGTTACAAAGCAGATATAGCCACAATATTAGTTGGTTCTAAAGACAGCGTTAGTTATTACGATAATGGCGGTTCAAAAAGAATAGAGTTATCGGTATTAGAGGGTAAAGCTTCATATAAACAATCATATATGTCTCAAAACTTCCCTTTAGGAACAACTAACATTCAGATAATAACTGAAATAGCTAATCATATTGTGAGTAATGTTCCATCGGTTGAAAGTCTAAACCCTTTTATTATATTTGATTTTAAAAGTTATCAGTTTCCGCAAGTTTTAGTTGGTGATGCCTTTGATCTTTTGGATAATTTTCTTAAACCAATAGGTTATAAATATTTTATAAATAAAGGTGTTTTAAATATTGTAGAAAAAAACACACCTTTAAAAGACTTACCTGTGATCCTTGGGCCTCATAACGGGATGATCGGCAGCCCTAAGCCAATTATGGATAGTTCGGACCCGACAAAATCTACCAGTGGGATAGAAGTAATGTCGATAATCAATTATAATTTTGATATTGGCAGGCTGTTAAGTATCAGCAGTGAACAAATAAATGGTATATATAAAATTAGTTCAGTCAATTTTACTGGCAATAGTTATGAGGGTGATTGGATCTCAAATATAAGGGCAGTAGAATACAATGGGTTCTAAAACATACACTCTGCAAGAGGTTATAAAACTAGGTGTTGAATCTTCTCTAGTAGAGAAACATACAGCACTACCTGGAGAAATACAATCTTATGATTCATCACTACAAACCGCACAAATAAGAATATCTATAAATAGAAAAATAGATGGTGAGTCAATTGAGTTTCCGATTTTAGATGATGTGCCTGTTTGCTTCCCTCGATCAAAAGGTAGCGGTATTAATTTTCCATTAGCATCAGGTGATAGTGTTTTATTGATCTTTAACGAAAGAAACATAGACCGATGGCGGTCCTTTGGTTCTGGTCAGGAGCCAACTGATTCAAGAAAATTTGATGTTAATGATGCTGTTGCTATACCGGGTTTCTTTCCTTTAAAAGATGTGATGATACCGCCACCTATTTCTGGTGCTACAGAGCTAAGAGGCGAAAAGATTTTTCTAGGTGATCCAGCTAGCATTATAACTACTAAAACGACTTTACCTTTAGGGTCACCTGGAACAATGCTAGGTGCAACAGCACCTACAGTATTAGCAGGTCAACTAGATTTGGTTACAATTGTAGAATTATTTATGAAGATTATGGCAGGTGCTAATTATGGTACTATACCGGGTCCAACGGGTGGCGGTGGCGGTGTTGATCCAGAAACAGAATCAGCTCTAAATAGTTTAATTTCTGATATTTCAAAATTAAAAGCGGGTGCTTAAATGGCTGATATATATTTAGACAAGCTAACAAATGATATAAAAATACTTGGTGGTGACCTAGTTTTTACATCAGATTATAATTTTTCAGAAACCATGAGACAAAAAATAAAAGCAACACTAAGGACTTTTTTATCTGAGTGGTTTTTAGACGATCAAAATAACCCTATTGTTGGTGTTCCTTATTTTCAATCTTTATTAGAAAACAAACTTCCTACTTTAGAATTGGCAGATACTATTTTTAGAAGCGCATTATTAAATATTGATGGTGTTACTGCTGTTGAAGAATTAACTTTTGAGTATGATCAAAGCACAAGGGTAATGTCTGTTAATTTTAAAGTAAGAATAACAAACGATGGTGACTTTATCGAAGATGTGATCGAGTTTCCTGATTTAATCAGCTAAGGATAAAAAAATGGGATTAACAAGTGCTGGTTTTACGCCAAAATCATTAGCTTCAATAAGGTCAGACATATCTGATAACATAAAATTAAAGCTTGGCGCTGATATAGATACAACGCCAAGTAGTCGTATAGGTCAGTTTATAGATATAGTATCAAACGAAATTTATTCTGCATGGCTAGGTTTACAAGATACCTATAATAGCTTTTATCCTGATACGGCCAGTGGGACATCATTGGACAATGTTGTGGCGATAACTAACACAGCACGAAAAGCAGCTAGTTCAAGCGTTGCTTATGTTTATTTTGCTGGTACGGCATCAACGATTATTCCCTCCGGTTCACTGGTTCAGAAAACAGGAACCGAAGAAAGATTGGCAACGATTGAAGATCATACTATATCAGATAAAGCTAATATAATTATATGTAATGACGTAGCAACGTCGGGGACTATAACTTTAGCTTGGGATAGTGTATCTATTGCAGCTATAAACTGGAACGATAGTATAGCAACCATAAAAGCTGCTATTGAAGCGCATTCAGGTATATCTAATGTTACAGTAACAGGTGGCTTTAATACTGTTGGTGCGGTTCATATTGTTTTTGTAACAGATACCCTAACATCAAGAGCGCCAACTATTGCAGCTAATACTTTATTAAGATCGGCAGCAGCACTAACAGCTTCGGCTTATTTTTCTACTGAAAAGCCAGAGCAAGTGGTAGCTGTTAACACGGGTGCTATAGCGCTATCAGCTTTAAGCGTTAGGACTATAACCACACCTTTGCTAGGTTTATCTGATATCTTGAACTTTGATCCTGGAACAGAAGGAGCAGACAGAGAAACCGACGCTCAACTAAGATCAAGAAGAACATTAGAGTTACAAAAATCAGGAACGACAACTATCGGTGGTATGAGAGAAGCTATTGAGACAATAGCTGATGTTTTAAATGTCACTATTATAGAAAACCCAACATCATCAACCGATGCTGATGGAAGACCTGCTCATAGTGTTGAAGTTTTTGTTACGGGTGGTTTAGATAATACCGTAGCACAAGCAATATATGATTCTAAACCTATCGGCATAGGTATAGTCACAACTGTTCCGGGAGCTGACCAGCGTAGCGGTAATATCACTGATGTGAATGAAGTATCACAGACATTAATTTTCTCTAAACCTGAATCAATAGCGATTAGTTTAATTGTTAATATAACGAAATCTGCTGCGTCAGAGGGAACAGTATATCCAACTGATGGTGATCAGCAGGTAAAGGATGCTTTAATAGCTTACTTTAAGACTTTAATTCTAGGCAATGATATAAAGAACCATAATCTTATTACTCCCGTAAATACAGTACCCGGTATAGAAACACTAACTATTTTGCAAGGATTAAAAACAGCAGGAACGCCAACAGGTTCAGCTAATATAGCTATTTCAATTAAACAGGTAGCTGTTATAGCTTTATCAACAGACATAACCGTAAATTCTTAAGGTATAAAAAAATGGTTAAAGCCTTAACTACAATAAATCACGAAACAGAAATAGAACCTTATTTTTTAAGTCAATATAGTGAAAGTGAAATATTTAAAAATTTTGTAAAATCATTTGTTGGTGAGTTGGATAGTTTAGAAACTGAGTTTACTGCTTTTAAAAATACTTTAAGTTTATTCACAGCTACTAGTGGAAACCTAGACAAATGGGGTTCAATATTACAAGCTGACCAAAGACCGTATAGTGACGATTTATATCGTGTTCTTCTATTTGCTTTAGTAGCTGCTTATAATTCACAAGGTCATTCATACGACATAAAGCAATTAATACTTGCGGTTTTAAAAGCAGATGGAATACATATCGATGATAACAACGATGGAAGCTTTAGTTTTACTGTATTATATCCACGTTTTACTTTTGGAGTAGCTTTAGTCTCAGACATAGTAACACTGGCTAAACCTGCTGGTGTTGAGTTTATAGGTTTTACTATTGCGGATCTTTATTCAGAGCCAACATTTAGTTTTAATTTAGACACAAGAGAAAATGCAAGTACCTATGCTGTTGCGGTTCCAGAATACACAGTAGCATCTAATTGGACTAACTATGTTTATGCTGGAAGTGGAGCTATTAGCCTGTCTGATAGAATAAAATATGTAAGTTCAGGTGATAAAAACTCTATTAATTTTATAACTGCTCTTTCTGATACTCAATGGAGGACAGATATAGATACCGCTTTTACTGGTGCGGTAGGTTCTATAATTGCCTGGCAAGGCAAAGATGGTTCATTATTTCACATATTAAGTTTATCAACATCAGGCACTGTTACCCATACTACTTCGGGAACCTCAGTGACAACAGAAATAATATTAACTGACTCTAATGATAATTCTAAATGCTTGATATCGAGAAACAGAAGATTGTTAGTACCCGATGCTTTGTCTTTTTGGTCAGCACAGATAGATTATACTGACACTGATGGGCCAATAACTTTAGGCAATTCATTAATTGAAGCAGATATGTATGCCTCCGCTTATTATAGTAGCTATGTTTTTCCTGCTAGTGGAGCGATAGCAGGCACTACTAGGATTAGAGTGCACGGATCGGTAGCAAGTGATTTAAAGCTAGAATTTTCTATGGACTTAACTAATGGCGCTCTATTCGATACAGAATTAAATAATACTATAGAAACAGTAGCAGGGTCTGAAATAGGATTGGTAGATAAATCAGGAGCGCAATGGGTTATTAAGTCTAGTGGTTCAATGACTACTACGGCAACAACCATCGCTGGTACTTGGATGACGATAGATGTTTTTATCGTTCAGAGCGGAACATTAAAAGCAGCAGAAATAAGAAAAGATGGAAGTTTAACCACAGCCTCACTTTTATTAAGTCAATTTTCTTCTTACGATCAATCAGAAGAAGCTACATTTAATACTAAAAATTCTTCTGGTATTGGAAAAACTTTCTCTTATAATTCTTCAAGTGATAGATATGGAGTAACGGGCGGCGGTAGATACTCTATTTTTATAGCGTAATAAAAAACAAAAGGATATGACATGCCAACGAAACCAACTGTAAGCACCGACTGGGCAACATCAGGAAGTGCTTTAAAACTACAACCATCGGGGACACAACAGACACGTGGGTGGGACACAGATGATGGTACCACCGATGGAGTTCCAGAAAAACCAACACTGCAACACCAAAATGGTTGGCAGTCAAATGTAAATGATTGGTGCGATTATTTTACCGCAAAAACTGATGATCTACAAAACACGTCAAACGCAAAAGAAACAGCGGTTGATTATACGCTAACTGATAGCGATGGTTTTCTTTACGTTAATGTTACGACTTCAACTAGTACGATAGTCATTACACTGCCAGCGGTAGCAACTAATGCAGGTCGTAGAGTTAAAATACGAAAAGCCGATAGTGGAACGGGCAAGGTCACTATTAAATCCGAAGGTGCTGCTGTCACTATAAATGGCGTTGATGGAACGGTAGGTATAGACTTATCTCAACAATATGCTGTAGCTGAATTATTTGAATCAGGTGGTTTGTGGGGGGGATTTGGCCCAGCGACAAGCACCGCACCGGGATTTTTACCTTACTACGAAGAAGGAACCTGGTCACCTGCTTCGGCAGGTGTTGCAGGATTAATAACAGGCACACCTGTTTTTAATGATCCAAAATATACAAGGATAGGCCGAAAAGTTTTTGCGAGTATTAATACTATAACTGGTCTTTCTATATCGTCTAATAACTCAAATGTTTGGTATGGCTTTACTACTACAGGTTTGCCTGGTGTTACTGTTAGTTCTCAGTTCGCTGGCTGTGCTATGGTTTTTTTTACTGCCTTATCTAGACAGAGATGTGTATCTATAGATATGGTTTCGGGAGCGGATACTTATGCTGCTTTTGGTTTTGAGTCATATAGCGCTGGCGGTTCATTGTCTGGTTCGGGAATAACTTTGTATCGTGTTACGTTTTCATACGATATTGTTTAAAGAGGATATAACATGAGTGTATTAGAAATAATTGAACAAGAAAAAATAAGACAAGCAGTAAGAAGAATTAATCCTAACGCTGTTTTTGATTTTGAATACATAGAGAACATGCTAACTATTAAGTGGCCAGTAGGTACCGATCCTATTCCAAGAAAAATAATAGAAGATAAACTGGCAGAAATAAAAAAAGAGTATGACAATCTAGAGTATTCTAGGCAAAGAAGAGGAGAATACCCTGACTGGCGTGAACAGTTAAATAAAATTTATGATGATGGTATTGAAGCATGGAAAACAGAAATGATAGATCCAATAAAAGCTAAATATCCTAAGCCAGAATAAGGTTTATTTATTTTTGAGTGTTTAAATGGAGCACTAGATAAATCGCTAATATAAATTTATACTAGTTAAGTTCACCTTTTCACCTTCTATTGATTTAGCTTTATGCGTGTGGAATCTTCTTTTAAATAGACAGCTAAAATATAGCATTTTAGCTGTCTTCTTCTGTGTAGTTATCGATAAAATCTTTATTACACATTTTCTGAATTTTTCCATTTTGATTCTTTATAACCCAGTCTCCTGGGTTTAAGATGATATCTTCTGATTCAGGAATAACTATTTTAGCACTATTGACTACGACAAACTTTTCCATCGTTTCTTTCTCTAACACTTCCTGCATAATATTCTCAAAACCATCTACGTCAATTTTTGCATAAGGAAAATATTGCTCAGCTTCCACTATCATGACGGGTCTTTTAAATTTTTTCATTGACATCACCTTTTAAAAAATATCTTTTTTAGTGTAATATAATATAGAAACTTAACCTTAAAGCTATTTTTGGAGGTCAAAAATGCCTATCGATGAATCGATTATTACAGCAGTAGCATCTGCAAACTTTAAAGCAACCAGTGAAATCCCAGCTTTATTAAGCAATACATTAGCACATGATATTGTAGTCCATGCACGAAACGCTACAGCATCAAACATACAAACAAGTTCTGATTCGCGGAATGCAGCGTCCGCAAGTCTAAATGTGTTAACTAAGCGCATAGCTGAACTTGACTCAATTGAAGGAGCTGCCTCTGGTGCGGTAGTTGGTCACTCACAGCAGTATGCATTAGCGTCTGGTGCTGGTATGCAATCGGCACAACTCGGGCAAAGTATGATTCAGCTCGGGAATGCTCAACAAGCAATACAGGTTCAATTGGCTCAGTTAATAGCTTTATTGCAAGGTCAACAGTCAAGCTAAAAAATAATAAGAGGTTTTTTTAAAGCCTCTTTTTATTCTGTTTCTAAATTACAGTTATTATCTTGTGCTGATAATGTCTCAAACACTGAATTTTGCAAAGTAAAGACTAACTCAGAAATCCCATTAATAGTTGTCTCAAACTGTTCTCTAAAATCTTCAACCTGTTTGTAAACTAAAGCCAATTTACAATCAAAGTCTTTAATAGCTCTGTCTTTATTTGATATTACCTCTTTTAATGTTTCTATTTCAGAAGATAATAACGCTTCATTGTTGTTTATAGTTTTTCTTTTGTTTCCCATTGGGACAGGTGGCTGGATGTTGCCCATCGATGCGCTCATATTTAGTAAACCTCTTTTTAAATTGCTTTGTTGTTGAGGCATTGCTATCTGTTGAATTTCAGCTATTGTTTTAGCTGTTTTTTTAGCATCCTCTAGTATTTGGTCCATATCGCTCATTTCAGTATTAATCCTATCAATAAAGGTTATTAATAACGCACGTTCTATATAATTCACTCAATTTCTGGATCTCCAAAGTTATTTGAGCCTTCTGCTATTGCTTGATCTATAATATTTTGTTCTATCGCTTTATTTATAGTGTCAGTTAATCTAACTACTGAGTTCATTAAACTTTTGTTTGCTTCAATAACTTTATTTAGATGTTTCTTTTCGCTCCTTGCATAACAAAAATAGAAAACACCAAAAATAAATAAAGCAACAATATTAAAAAACATTAGCGATAATTCAGGCGGCACATTTATAATCATTTTTTTGGCACCTTTTCACAAATATCAAACCAGATACCAGACTTGAGCTCTTTCCAGCATATTATCTTTTGCTTCTCTGAACATCCTTGCACCGTCAAAAAAATAATTAAAAGCCTAAAAAACATGTTCTTCTCTTTTGCTTGTGGAATCAATAAAAACATAAATAAAACTTTAGCAATACTCTGTCAATAGTTTACTTATGGCCTTGAATTAATCTTGTGCGGTTGATAATTATTGTTTTAATTATCTCTATAATTATATTCAGGATCAAAAAGACATGCCCAAAATATCTTTATTAAAGGCCAGAAGAAACAGGAAGCCAGATAAACTGGTTCCAAAAACCTTTAAGCTTCATCCATCGATTGCAGATTCTTTTAACAGACAAGCCTTTGATGAGGGAACAAACCAAGTTCACTTACTAGAGCGAATGATAGTCTTTTATCTAAATAACGATGGCGAAAAATCTAAGATCGATTGAGGTTAAAATGGACTTTAAAAAACTAGCAGAAGAACAGCAAAAACAAATTAATGCATTGAGTGACTTAGTGCTTATGTCTAATAAGTCTGTCTTAGACCAAAGACAAATTTTAATGAAAGACATGGAAAAGCAGATAGAATCTATTTATCCAACAAAAAAACCAGATAAATACCCACAACAATCAGATGAACTAGTTTTACTTAAAAAGCGACTAGATAAAATAGAAATAGATTTACTAGAATTAAGAAGAATGCAGGCAGTGAAATGAAGAAACATAAATATAAATACCTAGCCAAAATTTTAAAGATAATTGATGGTGATACGATTAAGGCTGAACTAGATTTAGGTTTAAGTATAAAGAGCATTCAAACTTTAAGACTAGCTAGAATTAACAGTCCTGAACTAAGGGGACCAATGCGAAAATATGGCCTTGAGGCGAAGGAAGCTTTAAAAAATTGGCAAAGTTTAGTTAGTATGACTGACTCCTTAGTTGAAATTGAAACATCAAAACAAGGAAAATATGGTCGATACATCGCTGAAGTCTTATTTAGACTAAGACCAGAAAATGAAATGGTCAACCTATCAGACTGGTTGGTTGAGCAGGCTTTTGCAGAATACAAGGATTACTAATGACTGATAAGCAATTTCAAGAACTTTGCGAAAAGATATCTTCTTTTTTAGATTCATTTAATTTTAGAGATATTATTATATCTGGATTAATTTGTTCAATAATAATTATTAGCTGTAACAGTGATGGAAAAGTTGTTGAACAAAAAAATTATAAAGAGGAGCTGGCAGAATGTATGATAGTTGTAAATCAATGCAATGTTCAGTCGAAAACTGTAAATGCACAAATAAAACAAATTTTATCGGCAACCAAGGAACAAATTTGCAAGTGAGGCTTTATGCCTTATCAAAAAAATTAATAAGTGAAAACCCTTTGAAGGTTCCTATTATCCAGATGAATAAATGATTTGTGAATACCTACAGACAAACCTAGTTTTAAAGCTTCTCTGATAATTATAATACGCCCTTCTCTATCGTTCACACCTATATCAACTCCTCTACATCCCTGGCTGGGTAGGTGTTGTGATTTTTTAGCACCACCTACGGATTCATTCCATTTATAGCATCGAATACCGCTATTGATTGGCATCGGTCTTTTAAAGATATCTCTAATGTGCTGTAGAGAAACAACCAGGGGTCGATTGATTCCATAACCGCTACTATAAATACACTTACCGCACCTGCATCCAAATTCACTAACACTAAAGTTTTTTGTTAGTTTATAATCCATGAGTATTTTCCCTCAAAATATTTTAATGCTACTTAAAACAATGTATCATGAAATTAAGGGGAGCGACTAAAATGCAAAAAACAGGGAAAAACATTACTCCTGAAACACCAGTTAATCTGCTTATACTGAGTGGCTGTATCGTAGCACTTTTTTCTCTATATCAAGTTTTTTCACCTAAATTAGAGATGATACGAGTAAACGCTACTACCATTGAAAGAAACCATAGAATCTTAAAACAACTTGAGGAAAACCAACGAGAATACAACCAGTCTATTTTAGAGATCTCAAAAGCGTTGTCGAGGATTGAGGGAAAAATGGAACATGGAAACAGATGATAAATACATAGATATAGAAGATTACGACGTAATAGCGCAATGCCCTTATTGCGACGAATTAAACGGTATTGAACTTGATTTGTATCCAGTTGATAAAAGATTAGGTTTATATCATTTGTGCGGTAACTGTTACGAAATGTTTGGTTTTGACATTGAGATGCAACCTATAGCAATCAGTTATGAGACGAAAAACCCAAAACTTCAATGAACATCTTTTTTATAAGCATTTTTTAAAAGAACATTTGTTGCATAGTAAAAGGAAAGTATTATTTCATTATTCGGGTTCTTCACTCCTGATTCATTATAACCTTCTCTATAATACCTGGATGATTTAACATCATGCATAATGGCAGTTAGATATCTGTAAGGTGTTGCACCTCGCCAAGTTTTCTTTCTTGTTTTATTGCTAAGTTTCTTCCACTTAAAAAGCTTTATAACTCTGACCATATCAGATACGGGAACACCTTTTAAATCAGCTTTAATTAAATTTCTTTTTAGTTCGTACTTAAAACAAAAACCTTTTTGCCTAGCATATTCGTAAAATTCAAAATATGGATGGTCACCTTTCAACTCGTCATCAAAAAGCGGCATAAAGGGATCTCGTTGACTATAATCTTCTTTTTTCATTTTCTTTATCTTTATATAAAAATGTAATCTGATAAAGGCTTACCTGTCTTAACATCAAGGTTAAGCCTTCTTCTCTCACTGTATTGCCGAGCAGCCATATGCCAAACACATGGCGGGTATCGCTCACTGCAAATGTTTAGATTAATCATATATAGTAAAATATATGAATCACGATTCTCTCGTTTAGATATATTTTTTCGTCTGAAAAGATTAATCATCATTTGTGCTCTTTTAAAAATTTTAGTCCCCAATCGCAAACTATATCAACCAATGCATCATCTAGCTGATTATCGGTTTTAGCCGCTTCTTGTCTTAAAAAAGATCGGATATCATCCATACGATCAATAAGAATCGTAATTAAAAGACCTTTACCTTTTTCTAAAATATAGTCATTCATTTTTTAACTCCTGCTTTTTTTGATTATTTTATATTTTGGTACCTTAAAAGTAAACCACTCAGCATTCTGACCGTCTGATTTTATTTTTGCTTCTCTGTTATGGGTGCCATTGGTCCCGATCCTGTAAAGACAATCATCTC